ACTCCTGGGTGGTCTGACGTTTCTGAAACTCAAACACCTAATTGGAAAGACGTAGCATAAAGGTAAAAAAACATGGCAACTTATGTAAATGATTTAAGATTAAAAGAAATAGCCACAGGTGACGAATCAGGAACCTGGGGAACTTCTACAAATACTAATCTATCGCTGATTTCAGAAGCGTTTAGTTTTGGCACTGAAGCCATTACTACAAACGCAGATACGCATACAACTACAATAGCTGATGGTTCAACAGACCCCGGCAGAAGTAAAAGCTATTTACTCTGACGGCGCTGGTTCTGGTGCCGCTATGGTAGATGCCTTTGCTAATTTAAAAGTATCAGATGCAGCACAAACCAACATAACTAGTTTAGGAACTTTAACTACTTTAACAGTCGACGATATTACGATAAACGACTCCACTATTTCTGATGCTGCTGATTTAACTGTCGATGTTGGAGGCGATATTGTTCTAGATGCTGATGGTGGTAATGTCACATTTAAAGATGGCGGCACCGCTATTGGAGATTTCGTAAATTCCTCATCTGATTTTGTTATTGAGTCTAAAGTACAAGACAAAGATATTATTTTTAAAGGCGATGATGGTGGTTCAGGAATCACTGCGTTAACACTTGATATGTCCGAAGCTGGTAATGCAAGTTTCAATGGCACAGTAACAGCTAATGCTGGTTTGATTGCTGATAACATAACTATAGACGGCACAGAAATAGATTTATCTAGCGGTGACTTAACAATAGATGTTGCAGGTGACATTATTCTTGATGCTGATGGCGGTAACGTAACATTTAGTGATGGTGGTACTGCGATAGGAGATTTAGTAAATTCATCCTCTGATTTTGTCATAGAATCTAAAGTACAAGATAAAGACATAATTTTCAAAGGTAACGATGGTGGCTCAGAAATTACTGCTCTTACGCTTGATATGTCAGAGGCAGGTCGTGTTGGAATAGGGACCACAAGTCCAAGCATGAAAGTCGATATAAAAGCGGATAATGGCGATCAACTTAGGTTAGACAATGATGGCGATAGATTTACACAACTTACTATGGCTAATAATGGTACTACCAAAGCTAGTTTTTTCTTTGATAACACAGATGCTATGCAAGATCTTTTTGCTGGCAGTGGTAATGGTATAAGATTTTCAACTGGTGGTACTGAGAGAGTCAGGATTAAATCTAATGGTGATTTTTTAATTAACAAAACAAATGCAGCAGGGAGTGTAGAGGGTTTTGAATTTGAAAGTAACGTATGTAGGATTACAAAAAGTGGTGGAACACCTTTATTATTGAACAGATTGTCAACTGATGGAGTCATACTCGATTTAAGAAAAAACACAAGTATAGTTGGTTCTATTAGTACAAATGCTAATTCCTTACCTTCAGATAAAAATTTCAAGAGAGATATTAGTGATTTAGATTTAGGTTTGAACTTAATCTCTAAGTTAAAACCAAGTCAATACAATTATAAAATTGACGATGAGGGTTCTCCTAAAATGTTTGGCTTGATAGCACAAGATTTAGAAGAATCTTTAAGTGAAGTAGGTATAGAAAAAAATAGCACTTGGCTTTTACAACACGAACCTAAAGATGATGAAAATCAATCAGATTATAGTTTAGATTATTTAAAACTAACACCTGTACTAATAAAAGCAGTTCAAGAACAACAAGCACAGATTGAAGCTTTACAAGCTGAAATAAACACACTCAAAGGAAAATAAAAATGGCAATATCATACGCATGGGATGTTTCAACTTGTGATACCTACCCCACAAAAAGCGGAAAATCAGATGTAGTGCATAATGTGCATTGGCGCCTCACAGCTACCGATGACACTAATAAAGACTCTGAAGATAATTTTCAAACAGCAACAGTGTACGGCAGTCAAACTTTAGATACTTCTGACCTGTCATCTTTTATTAATTGGTCTAGTCTGAAACCAAGCGATGTTCAGGGCTGGGTTGAAACTGCATTAGGTAGCGATAAAGTTACCGAAATGAAAGCCTCTTTAGACGCTGAAATAGCAGAAAAAGTTACACCAACATCTGTAACAAAAACTTTAGCGTAATTTTGTAGTAGAAACATAAGTAAACACTTAAAAACTTTGTAAAAAAACTCTATACTAGGTTAATGAAAAAATTAACTCTATACAGCATTTTTTTATTGATGCCTTTGTATTTAGCCTCTGCTCAAACGGGCGATTGTGCTATGGGTTCTCAGTATTGTGAAGGCAATAGTTTAACCACTACTAATACAACCACTACAACCAATACTAATACTAATAACAACACTAACAATAACACCAACACTAATACGAATACTAATAACAACACTAATACCAATGTCTCTACTAATACAAATACCAACACTAGTTCAAGCACTAGTATCAATACTAGCACTAGCACTGTTAATTCTACTGCTACTCAAAATGTGACTAACAATAATACTAATGTAAATACTAATACTTCGACTAATAACAATACCAGCACTAGCACTTCTGAAGTAAACACTAACAATCAAAACGTAAATACAAACACTAATACAACAACGAATACTAATAAAAACACGTCTAGCTCTACGCAAAAGATAGAACAAGATATTACTTCGCCACCAGCTTCTGCTATCGCACCTAGTATCATGTCCTATTCACAGGATCTTTGTACTACTGGTGTATCAGGAGCTTTTCAAGGCCAGCTATTTGGTTTGTCTGGTGGCAAATCAGTGCGTGATGAAAATTGTGAAAGATTAAAATTGTCAAAATATTTATACGATAGTGGTATGAAAGTTGCTGCTGTTTCGATTCTTTGCCAAGACGCTAGAGTTTTTGAAGCCATGCAAAATGCTGGTACTCCTTGTCCTTACAAGGGTTTGATAGGTGAAGAAGCAAAGATAGCTTGGACTCAAAACAAAAAACAAATGCCTACTTATGAAAAAGAGTTAGCTTTCTTTATTGAACAATGCAGAGGCACAATACATACAAGTGGCAAACATAAAGGTAAACGTAAAAGCGTTCGTACTTGTGAAAAAGAATTTAATCAGTCTTAGTTTATTATTTAGTAGTTTTCTCTCTGCTAATTATATTTACGAAAATAACCAACCGTTATTTGATTTAAAAACGAATGATATTGCTACCTCTCATAATTTAGGTGTAGGAGATGATCGAGTATCTTCTGTTTTTAATTTAGATTTTACTTTTACTTTTTATGGTGTAGATTTTACCACGGCTAGAATGGCCACTAATGGTTGTCTACATTTTGGTTCGTCAGGTGGCTATTGCAACGACTACACGCCTGATCCATTACCTGAGATAACTTATACTCTATACCCTTTTTGGACTGACTTAATACGAGACAATGGTTCAAAAGTATTAGCTAAAAATTTTACTGACAAAAGTGTGTTTGGTTGGTATGACTTACGAGAATACAACAGAGGCAATACCGATAATTCTTTTGAGGTTATTTTATGGAAATCAGACGATAGTTTTGAATTTAGATACGGTGGTTTAAATATAATTAATCATGATGTGTTGATTGGTGAACAAGGTGGCACTAATGAGCTTTATACTTATTACTACCATGATCAATGTGGTAAAGGCACAACTAATAGTTCTACTTGTGTTAATCAAAATTGGAACAATTCTTTAATGAATACTCAACTAGAAAATGGTGGTAGTTTATATGGAGTCAGTTCAGGTAACGCCACAGATTGTTCTAATCCACTCAACGACATTAGCTGTCCTGGTTATTGGGAAGCATTTGACGATCAACAGTGTGCTCTCGATCCACAATATGCACCTTTTTGTCCAGGCTATAGATTTGAACAAGATATTAGTTATTTTGTTATGGAAGAAGAATTTGATTATGGTTTTGTCGATGAACAAGAACTTATGGCCACGGGTACCTTTATTGAAGAACCAGAAGTTTTCTTTTACGAAGAAGAAGTATTCTTTGAGCCAATCTTTGTCGAAGAAACTTTCTTTGAACCAGTATTTATTGAAAGTCCTTTTCGTCAGGAAGAAATATTTTTAGATCCACTGCCAGAGCTTTATCCTGAGCTACCCGTAGAATTAGTTGCACTTAATCCTTTTGAACAACCTTTTGAATTAAGTCTACGTATTGAAGAACCGATACGAGAAGAGATTATTGAAGAAATATTTGTTGAAGAGTTTGAAGAACTAGAAGAATACTTTGAATCAGAGTTTGAAGAAATAGAAGAAGTGATAGTTGAAGTCAGAGAAGAAATAGAAGAGGTGGCAGAAGTTGAAGTAGAAGCTGTTGCTATTGGTAAAATTGATGAGGAGTCAGGTATCACTCAAACTCAATTAGATGTGGTATCACAAACGATTAGCACTGCTGCTAATAGTGTCAGTGGTACAACTGCGGGAACTGATGTGCACTCAACCGGTGGTAGCACTGGAAGTCAAACTAGCGTAGACAGTAATTTTAATTTAAACATTAGCACTATGGATTCAACCATGAGTGTTGCTCAGGTTGAAACAGAAACTACCACAGTAACGACAGCCACTGTTACAGATACTTCTACTAGTGTCGAAGAAACAGGAACCATGGACTTAGAGGTGCGCTCAGAAGCAGATACTATTGCTGATGAGATTGTAGCGCAAAATTTACAAGAACAAGCTCAAGAAGTTATAGAGGAAAGAATTACTTCGGATAACGAATATGGTAACGAAGACAAACTAATTAGTTTTATAAATTTTGTACCGGGCTTTGATAATTATCGTAATGCTGTAATACCTGATAATAAGTCTTGGTATGCACCAAAAGCTTTATATACAGACAGTAAAATATTAGATAACGATTTAGGATACACTAAATTGTTTGATGCAAATTATCAAAATCTTGTTAAAATAAAAGCTACACAACCAAATTTATAATATGGACTGGATAAAGAATAGATTAGGACAGGTGATAGCGTTAGCAGCTTTGGTCAGCACCATAGCAGGATTTGGTTATGCCGGCGCGGGTTACGTAGCTCGTTTAGAAGCAGTAGAACAAAAATCTGGTGTTTCTTACACACCGCAGTTAAAAGCTTTAGAAACTGCGGATAATGCTTTGACACAAGATGTCATAATCTTACGCGGAGAAATAAAAGCCTTACGTGCAGAGTTAGACATTTTATTTAAAAAAGTAGATAAGATAGAGGACAAGCAGGATAATTCCAGCAACCCTTTGATACAAATTAAGTGAGGTAATTATGGACGTATTATCAATTATTTTAGGACTCATTGCGGTCCTTTTTATTATTAAATATTTCAAACCAACGTGGTGGGAAAAGATAACTACAACAGTTTCTGCTGCCGTCACATTTTTAAAATCCTTGAAAAAAGACTAGGAGGTAGTTATGCCAAGGCACAGAAGAAAAAGTATGGGCGATGAAGACATGGGAGCCATCGCTAGAATGGAAAAAGGCGGGATCGTCAAAATGATGAAAGGCGGTCGAGTTCGCTATAAAAAAGGTGGTTTAGTAGATGATCTGCAAAAACTAGAAGCTGGAGGTAAAGTCCTAAAGCCTATTCCAGAAGGAAATAAAGGCTTGCCTAACCTACCAAAGAAAGTGCGAAATAAAATGGGCTTTATGAAAAAAGGTGGGATAGTTTAGTAAAATGGTAAAAGCAACCGTCACCGAAGTAGATAAAAGACTAAGCTCACATGAGGCAGCGTGTGAGCAACGTTGGCGTGAAAACTGGCGTAGACTAGACGGTATCGAAATAGAAGTAAAATCTATTAACAAAAGTATTAGAGGAGGCTTGGTATTTTTTGGCACAATCATGCTGACAATTACTGGGTTTATGTTAAAAATCACTCTCTTCTAATTTATTTTTTCGTGTAAAATGAAAAAATGGCACTACAAAAATATGTTTTTAAACCTGGAATAAATCGAGAAGGCACGGCTTATGATAATGAGCCTGGCTGGTTTGATTGTAATCTAATTAGATTTCGTGCTGGTAGACCAGAAAAATTTGGTGGTTGGCAAAAATTAATCTCATCTACCTATGAAGGGACCGCTAGAGCGTTACATAATTTTATTTCTCTAGCAGGAACAAAATATTTAGGAGTAGGCACACATTTAAAATATTATGTCGTTGAAAATAACAACGCGTTTAATGATATTACACCAATTAGAAAAACTAGCACCAACTCTATAACCTTTGCTGCTACTAATGGTTCCTCTACTTTAACAGTAACCGATAGTGCTCACGGAGCAGTGGTAAATGATTTTGTTACTATTTCTGGAGCAGCTAGTTTAGGGGGTTTAATTACTGCTACTGTTTTAAATCAAGAGTATCAAATAGCAAGTATTATTGATGGTAATACTTATACAATTACTGCTAAAGATACTTCTGGGAGCACTGTAACTGCTAATAGTAGTGACACTGGTAATAGTGGCTCTGGCACCGATGGTGTCTATCAAATTAATACTGGTCTAGATACAGTAGTCTCTGCTACAGGTTGGGGAGCAGGTCTTTGGGGTGGTATCACTGACGGAGCCTTGACTACTACTTTAAATGATTCGGGAGGCATCTCTGATTCAGACACGACTATTATTTTAACTGATGCCACTGGGTTTGTGGCTAGCGATACTATTTTGATAGGCGAAGAATTAATTACTATAGGATCAGTGTCCACCAATACTCTTAGTAGTTGTACTCGTGGTGTGCAGGGCACTACAGCTGCAGCGCATAGCGATGGTGCCACTGTGCGGTTAGCTACAGGTAATACAAATAACGCTGATGATTTCACTGGTTGGGGTAAAGGATCTTTAGCTGGGGTAGAAACAGCAACAACTAATTTAAGAATCTGGACTCACGATAATTACGGTGAGGACCTTGTGATTAATGTCAGAGGTGGAGGTATATATCGTTGGGTTGAAAATAACACCACCTCAACCAGAGCTATTGAATTACACAGTCAGTCTGGCGCTAACAAAGTGCCAACCCTTGGGCTACAAGTTTTAACTTCAGAGATAGATAGACATTTAATAGTTTTTGGTTGTGACCCACTTAGTGCAACTGGAGACAGAACAGGTGAGATAGATCCAATGCTTATAGCTTTTAGCGATCAAGAAAATCCTTTAGAGTTTGAAACCTTAACAACTAATACAGCTGGGGAACTGAGACTTTCTTCTGGCTCTAAAATTATTGGCGCTGTAAAAACCAGACAAGAAATTATAGTTTTCACTGACACCTCTATGTATAGCATGCAGTTCGTTGGTCCACCATTTACTTTTGGTGTAAATTTAATTAATGAAAACACAGGGCTAATTGGACCAAAAGCAGCCATAACAGCACCCAACGGAGTGTACTTCATGAGCCATGATTCTTTTTATGTGTATAGCGGCACAGTTAAACAAATACCTTGTGCAGTAAAAAACTATGTTTTTAGTGATATTAATAAAAGCCAAGCTTTTAAAATACATAGCTTTAGTAATAATAAACACTCAGAGATAGGCTGGTTCTATCCCTCTGCTAGTTCAACCGAAATAGATAGATATGTTATTTATAATTATCAAGAACAAGTATGGTACTACGGACAATTAAATAGAACTGCTTGGTTAGATTCTAATATAGAAAACTTTCCACAAGCTGCTGGCAGTAATTATTTATTTCAACACGAGTTTGGTTTTGATGACGACGGCTCTGAAATGACTAATGTCTTTATTGAGTCAGGAGATTTTGATATTGGTGATGGTGAAAGTTTTTCTTTCTTGCGTCGAGTTATACCGGACGTAAAATTTTTGGATAATGATACAGCTTCTAACGTAAACATAGTTACTAAAACTAGAAACTTTCCTGGAGATACTTTAAGCTCTGGACAAACTTCTACGGTAAGTCCTGCTACACAACAAGGTCACATTAGAGTTAGAGGCAGACAAGCAGTGCTTAGAGTGAACTCTAACGATGGTGATACTGGTAATTTAGGAGTAGGTTGGCGATTAGGCGCAACACGTTACGATATTAGAACTGACGGTAGAAGATAATGGCTAAACTATTAAACACTAGTTTGCCTTTAGCTATTAATGAAGTAACTCCAGATTTATTTAATAGATTAATTAGAATTTTAGAAATAAATTTAGGCGAGTTTGATCCTATCAATACCGAACAATTTACTACTACGGAAAGAGATAAAGCTGTATTTAATCCAGGCACGATTATTTTTAACACCACCACTAATTCATTACAGGTATTTGACGGCGTGGGTTTTGCTGATATTAGCGAACCTTTTGCTATAATTACTGTCATAGGAACCAAAGTTAGATTTAGTCCTAGTATGACTGCTAACTTAGGCACTGTTACTATCACTATTTCATAATGTTTAAAAAAAGTTGGAACAACGATACAAAACTAAGTAATAATTTTACTCTTAGAGAATTTACTAAGAGTCAAACTGCCACTAGAAAAAATATTGATAATTCTGTCACTGACAAAGAAATTTTTAAAAGTTTAAAATGTTTGTGCGCTTCTGTAGTGCAACCCTTACGAGATTATTACAAAGTACCTTTTACTCCTAATAGTGGCTATCGTTGTGAAACTTTGAACAAAGCCATAGGCGGTTCTGCTAAAAGCCAACACTGTTTGGGACAAGCTGTAGACATAGAAATACCCACAGTAGACAACCAAGATTTATTTAATTACATAAAAGACAACTTAGAGTACGATCAACTTATTTTAGAATACTATGATGGTATCGATCCTCGTAGTGGTTGGGTCCATGTATCATTTGTGAGTAGAGCAAACCGTAAAGTAGCCATGACTTTTGATGGCAAAAATTATAGAATAGTTTAATGAGCACTGGACTTAAAAAATGGTTTGAACAAGATTGGGTGGACATAGGCGCACCTAAAAAGGGTGGTGGCTTTAAAAAATGTGGTAGAACAAAACTTAAATCTGATCGCAAAAGAAAATATCCAAAGTGTGTGCCTAAAGCAAAAGCAGCACGTATGACAAAAGCTCAAATTAGGTCAGCCGTTTCAAGGAAACGCGCTAAAAAACAGGGAGTAGGAGGCAAACCGACCAACGTTAAAACATTTGTCTAATGGCTATTTCTAGAGCGCAACTGGGTAAAACCACTAAAAAATACAAAAAACGTAATCACAAAGGCTGTGGTGTGGTAATGTCAGACCGTAGAAAGAAAACAACTTATGCGTAGAAATAGAGACAAGCAACCGCCAAAGACTAAAAAATATTTTAGGCCCACTAAAAAAGGTGCTGGTATGACCAAAGCCGGAGTGGCTAGATATCGTCGAGAGAATCCAGGTTCAAAATTAAAAACAGCAGTTACAAAGAAAAAAGGTTTAACTAAAAAAGAGAAAGCTAGAAGAAAGTCATTTTGTGCTAGATCAGCGGGACAAATGAAAAAGTTCCCTAAAGCAGCAAAAAATCCTAATTCTAGATTAAGGCAAGCAAGACGCAGATGGAGGTGTTAAATGGCCGCAACAAAAAGAAAATCAAGAAAATCAAAAAGCAAGAGTGGTTCTAAGCCAACCAATCCAGCTTTATATTCTAGGGTAAAAGCAGAAGCTAAACGTAAATTTAAAGTTTATCCTTCAGCTTATGCTAACGCTTGGTTAGTGAG